TTATATTTTGAAATTATTTAATTTGTCTATCATTGACTGTTGCATATTTTTAGTCACGTGGGTATATATTGATAGTGTAACGTCAGGTTTTGTGTGACCAACTCTGTCCATAATTGTTTTTAACTCCACGCCTAACTCAGATAAAATACTGATATGTGTATGTCGTAATATGTGTGATGATATATATTTATCAATCTCGGCTTTCCTGCCAGCTATTTGCAAAGCTCGATTAAAATTATAAATACCGATTGGATTGCCATGTATTCCACAAAATATATAATCGGTCTTTACGACGCTATCTTTCAGCCATAAAAATTTATTTTCTTCATTGACTTCTTTTATGATTTCTTTTGTGCGAGCAGTATGGTAAATTTTACGGTTGGATTTATTTGTCTTAGGGGAAGTTTTTACTTTTTTAGTAATAGGTTGGGTATAGTCAAAAGTACCATCGATAACAAAATAATCATCAAAATTGTTATCATATGTCAATCCCGACAATTCTCCATATCGCAAACCAGTCAATATCATAAATTCTGCCATATCTCGGTAGCGTTTATTTTTAATACAATTTAATAAGTTTCTTATTTCTTCAGTTTCTAAAAATTTAGGTGTTGCATTATCGCTATTGTCGGATTTTCGTTTAATAATAATGTTGGAAGCTGGATTATAATTGATATATTCGCGCTTTGCACCAAACAAAAATATTTGGCTAATTAATGATTTTACTTGTTTTGTTGTAGACAAAGAATAATTTTCCTGATAATAAAGCTCGTCCAATGTCTTTTGTATAAATGGTTTATCAATATTGCCGATAATATACTCAGGGCCAATTTTTTTATTTAATATTTTTTGGTTGTTGTATGCTCTTTTTGCAGTTCGATGTTTGACTGTTTTTGGATAATATTGCCAAAATTCATCTGTCAGCTTTTCGAATGTGATTTTATTATGATTTTTTGCATTTAATTTATTTTCAATCTTCTCATTCAACACTCTCTGCGCTTTATTTTTCGCTTGGTTCGACTTACTATTTAAAGTTACAGACACTTTTTTATACTTTTCTGTATAAGGATCCTTATATCGTTCTCTGTAAGTAAATTTCCCATTAGGTAATTCTTCCATCCACATTGTTTATCACTCCTATTATTGGTATAATAGGCATAGCTAAATAAGCCTAGCCTATAGGTTTTATTTTGTCTAGCACGCTACTTGTCTGGGGAGACGGGGCGTGCTTATTTTTTGACATTAATTTAAACTAATATCTACAGTTTCATCGTTCCAAATGTCAGTTTGGTACTGCAATTTTGCTGTGTCATCAGGATTGGCTTGTCCAATTAAATCACCTGTTAAATCAGCATCCTCATCTAAGTTACCGTCTCCGATCTTATCACTTTCATCATCAGCGTATAGATCCATATCCTTAGCGTTACCGCCGGAGTTTAGTCTAAAATCATACATATTGTAATAAAGTGATTCATCAGAATTATTTTTTAATGTTACATTTACAATTGCCATTTGGTTACCATCACTTAGGTCATATTCATTTATTTCTGCTTCTTGACTGGAAGGTTCTCTAAACTCTACGTCATTTACAGTTAACTCTACGCCTTTGTAGCTAACAGTATCACCAACAACAAACTCTTCGTCTAGCGGATCTTCTTCGGAGTCTTGCTCTGTTGATTGTTCTGTACTGTCTTCAGAAGCTACTTTTTCAGCTTCTTCATCTTCACTAAAAATACCAATACCGAAAAATACAACCACAACAACCAACACCCAAACCCAAATTCTTTTATAGAAGGGTTTGCTTACCTTATACATCTTTCCATCTTCGCCCTTAACTTTCTTTGCCATTTTTATAAATTCCCTCTTTCTGTTATATAAAAATAATACAAACCTTAAACTACCAACGACCCATAACACTTTTATGTTATGTATAAAATTATTGTTTTTATTTAATTGGTTGCAACACCTCCTTGAACTATTTTAATAATATCAATTGTTTTTAATAAGGTAAACAAAAATTATTAACTTATGTCAAAACTAGCTTTAACTGCTTTTCCGATTACTCTAGCGGGATTTTCTTTTGTAATGACAATTGGATCGTATTCTGGATTATCAGCTACTAACAAAATTAAGTTTCCTTGGTGTTTTACACGTTTCAATGTTGCTTCTGTATCTCCATTAACTAAAACAGCCGCAACTTCTCCTTCTTCCACAGTTTGTTGATGCCGGATTAAAACATTACTATTTTGTGGAATAGTAGGGACCATGCTGTCACCTTTAGACTTTAAGTAAAATAATTCTCCGCTAGGCAATAAATCAGATATTTCATTTATATAACCTTCTATGTTTTCCTCGGCTAAAATAGGCTCTCCACAAGTTATCGTTCCCAAAAGAGGTATTTTAGTAAATTCTTTCACTTGATTAATGCCAAATTTGGGTTTCTTTTTAAATCTAGGGTCAATAGAAGATTTAGGAACTTCGAAATAATCGGCCAATTTTTGGATATTTCCTGAATTAGGAGTCGATGTAGCTTTTACATAACCTGTAATTGTAGATTTAGGAATACCTGTATGATTTGAAATGTCAACTTGAGTCACGTTCTTTTCTTCGATTAAACGATTAATGTTTTTAGATATTGTTTCACGATTTTCTATTTCTTGAGGTGTTAAACTTCCACGAGCCATATTTTTTTGCTTCCTCCTTTCGAAACTGTACCTATATAATACCGATTTTTTTCGTACTTGTAAATACTTAAGTACGAAAAAAATATAAAATAATTATAGAATTTCTATTGACAGTACGAATGAATTCGTATAATATGAATATAGTTAAACGAAAGGAGTTGTTAAAAACATGGTCCAAATATCATTAAAAGCAGCAAGAATAAATGCCGGATTGACTAGCAAAGAAGCTGCCAACATGGCGAATATACATCATCAAACATTGCTTAAATATGAAAAGGACAGCTCAGATATTAGAGCTTCTTTGCTTGATAAGCTATCTGATATTTACCAAATACCAGAAGACAATATTTTTTTGGGCAAAGAGTACGAATTAATTCGTATTATAAAAGATAATCGATCACAGGTTATGTAAAAGGAGGCATAGAAATGCAAATCAAAATCACAGGAACACCAGAAGAAATGAAAGAACTGTTCCGAACTGATGAGGACAGTAGGGAACAGTCTAATAGAACTACACCTGATGCGATGTTAAACATGATGTTAGGGAATGGTAATTCAAGCCACTAAGAAAGAGTTTGAATAAAATCATTCAACCAAGCGATAAGTTTATAAGCATATTTAGTTGTTTCGACCAAAGTTATAACTTTGGAGCATGAGCCTATAAAGGAGCCTAGTTTTCCATGAAAAAATTTTGTAGGATTATCGTTCTTTTCAGTATGTTCCGCTATTTTATCGAGGGTTTCTTGACCTCGCTCTTGTTTTTCATAGATCTGAACGACAGCTTTTTCAATGGCACAAATTTTTTCATCATAATAGCTTTCTTCATGTGTCTTAGCAAGAAATTCAGAAAGCTTTTCATCAAAATCAACGAAGCTATCGTTACTGTCTACATTGATGCTTTGAAAGGATTGCGTAAATAGTTCTGATAAGTTTCTAAAGGTTTCCTGAGCAGATACCTTAATTCTAAAGTCAACTTTAGCATTATCTAAATTTCCTAAAATAGTTGGAGTAATTGACAAATTAGGAAGTTGAATCGCATGTTCCATATATTCAGAAATTTTATTAGATGGAAAAGCTGTTTGCAATACTGTTGCAGTTACATTGGGCTCAAACGTAAAAGATTCATGAAATGATTTTTCCAAAGGATATAAAACATTTTGAATAGTATTTTCCGGTAAAAAATTGATTTTTGAAACTTCATTTTTAATGGGACTTTGTCGTAAGGATCGAGAAATTTCTGATGTTAGGTACTGATAAGGACTATCAATTATCACATCATTTCACCTCCCTTCAGAGGTAATTATAACAAACAAAATAAAATCAGAAAGGAGAATTCATATGGAAGTATTAACCACAACACCTATTAAACAGCGGTGGATGGAAAAATCGCACGCACAAAAAAACTTCGGACTCGAAGACAGACAATCCACTTTTCAAAAGTTACTAAAAGAATTTAAAGAAGGCGAATATAGCGATGGTTATTTAAGCCCGACTTACAAAGTAGTACTAATCGATATCGATATGTTTGAAGAATTTCTTAGGAAAAGAGAGGAGCGGAAATTTAGATGAGAAAACACAAAAGAAAATTACTACTGCTCGCAATTATCGTGTCAGTCGTTTCACCACTATCTCTGCTGTGGACAGCGATTATTTCAGTTCCAGCACTAGAAGCATTGATTTTAGAATGGAATGAATTTTTTATTGAAGAGAGGTGAGCGAGCGGCAATTAGAGGTAATAAAAAAAGACTGATCCGCCGGCAAGCAAAATCAGTCAACAAATGATAAACAAAGTACATCTAGGAGGTATTATAACACAATTATGAAAATAAAAATAGATGATATCGGCAGAATCCACATGATTGATGACTTTCATCCGTACGGCTCAATTATATTCGACATCGCGGACGAAAGAGTCGGCGTTTACCAAGATTCAGGCGATCCGGAAATACGAACAGCATTCGAACGCATTGAAGAATCTGCTGAGTTTGAAAAATATGAATTAATCGATGGCTTAAAAGAAGTTATTGAGATATTGGAGGGAAATTATCGTGAGTACACTTTATGAACTGACAGGGACATTTAATCAAGTAGCTGAACGATTGGAAGAGGAAGATCCAGCCGTATTAGATACCTTAGAATCGTTAGACATGGCGATTGAAGATAAAGCGGACGGCTACGCCAAAATGATTCGAAATGAAGAATCACGAAGCGATGCATTAAATGAAGAAATTAAACGTCTTAAGCAACGTAAACAAGCAATTGATAATAACGTCAAACGCATGAAAGAAAGTTTGCAAAATTGCATGTTAGACATCGGAAAAACAAAATTTAAAACCGATTTGTTTAGTTTTGGCATTCAGAAGAATCCCGCACGTGTGGAAATTACTGATGAGGAATTAATTCCAGACGAATATAAAAAGTATAAAGTCGAATATGACAAGAAAGCAATTAAAGAAGCAAAAGAAGTTCCTGGAGCTGAGATTAAACAATCAGAATCGTTGAGAATCAGATAGGAGGTATCCGAATTGGAAATCAAAAAGGCGAAAAACATCCAACGTGGGCAAGATTTTTCAGCACTGATTTATTCCGCACCTGGTGTTGGTAAAACATCCACTGCGAAATATCTCAAAGGTAAAACATTAGTCATTGATATCGACCGCACATCAAATGTCCTAGCTGGAGAAGAAAACATTGACATTGTTTATTTAGACACGACAGAACCATTCACAACAACTAAACAACTACTCAAAGAAATCCACGATGAACAGTTAAGCAATTACGACAATATTTTTATTGATAACTTATCAGAATTTGAAAATGCTTGGTTCGGACAGAAAGCCAAGGAAAGTAAAACAAAGCAAGGAACAGACATGGGGACGCCTCAAATGCAAGATTATAACGCTTATACCTATTACATCTTGGATATGGTACGTTACATCAATTCATGGCCAGGGGTAAATAAAATATATACAGCGTGGGAAACACAATTACCAGTCGTTTCTTCCACAGGACAAGAATATAACAAATTTTATCCTGACGTTCGTTCAAAGATATTAAACGGCATGCTCGGATTGATGAACTTAGTTGGTCGTATGGTGGTGAGTCAAAAAACAGGCAGTCGCGGTTTCTTATTAGAGCCTAACGATGACACCTATGCAAAGAACCAATTAGATGATCGTACTTTTGCGTTGCAGGAAGATTTATTTGTTATTGGTGGTGAAAACATTGAGGAGGTAGATAACAGTGAACCGAACTCACGGAATGTCCCAGACGAAGCTTGATTGGGTTTTCGATGCAATGAAACAAAGATGTTTAAATCCTGATAATAAAGATTATCACAACTACGGTGGGAGAGGTATAAAAATATGCGATGAATGGTTAGAAGATAGTACAAACTTTTTCCATTGGGCATTAAACAACGGATATAGAGAAGGTCTTTCTATCGATCGAATAGACAATAATGATAATTATAGTCCGTTAAATTGCCGTTGGACTGATTGGAAAACTCAAGCTAATAATCGTAATCCTAGAAAGGCTTGGATATCAGATCAAGCCAGGAAAGATAGTAAAAGTGGAATTCGAGGAGTTAGTTTCGATAAATCCAAAAACGTTTGGGTTGCTAAAATGCAATTTAATCACAAAGAAGTATTAAACGGAAAATTCGAAAGAATGGAAGACGCTGTTAAAGCACGCAAAGAAACTGAAGAGAAGTATCTGATCAATGTTTAAACTATATGATTATCAACAAAATTTAGTAGATCGAGCCAGAAACTCATTGGCTAAAGGTAACAAAGGAGTAATGATTATATCTCCGCCTGGTTCTGGAAAATCAGTAGTGATAGCTGAAATAGCAAGACTAACAATAAAAAAAGGCGGTCATGTTTTATTCTTTGTCCACAGAAAAGAGTTAATCAAGCAGATATCAGAATCATTTGAAGCACAAGGTGTAGATTTATCACACGCGACGATTATGACAGTAGGCAAAGTTGCTAATCGAATCGGAAAAATTCCTAAACCAACGCTTATTATATGTGATGAATCGCATCATAGTAGAGCAAAAACGTATCAAAAAATACTTGATTATTACGGTGATGTTCCAAGATTAGGTTTTACAGCAACACCTTATCGGTTAAATGGTGCAGGTTTTGATGATATTTATGATGATATGATCGTTGGTCCTAGCGTCGAATGGTTAATAAAAAATAATAAGCTAGCTGACTATGATTATTATAGTGCTAATTTATTTGATAACGAGAAGTTAAAAAAATCAAGCACAGGTGATTACACCAATAATTCAATTTCAAATTCAATGAGACCGACGATTTACGGTGATATTATAAAACATTGGAAAAAGTTAGCAAATAATAAGCAGACAATTGTATATGCCCATGATATAGAACACAGTAAAAAAATAGCAGAAGAATTTCGAAATGCTGGAATCAATGCAAAGCACGCTGATTCTAAAACACCGAAAAGCGAACGCGACCATATTATGAATGATTTTAAAACAGGAAGAATCAAAATTTTATGCAACGTTGGTTTAGTAGATGAAGGTTTTGACATAAAAGAATGTGAATGTTGTGTGATTGCACGACCGACTGAAAGCTTAGTTTTTCATCTGCAAGCAACTATGCGATGCATGAGATATCTACCCGAAAAAAAGGGGGTCATCATAGATCATGCAGGAAACTATGCAAGCTTAGGTTTGCCGGATACGTTACATCATTGGTCGCTGAAAGGACGAGAAAAACGTAAAGGGAAGCAACGAGAACCAGAGCTTGATAAATACACAACGTGTGATGTTTGCTCCGCTGTGTTTGACAAGGAAGAAAATACCACTTGTCCGATATGCGGTCATGAAATCGAAACAGAAAACGAAAGTGAACTGAAAATCGATAGAAACGCAGAACTAGAAAAAGTAGATACACAAAACTTTCAGATGAAAACGAACTACGTTATTACTAAAAAACCGGAAGAACTAACAACCGTAGAAGAATTGAAAACTTATGCAAAAGCTAAAGGATACAAGCCCGGTTGGATTTATTTTCAACAAAAACAACGAGGCTGGTTATAAAAAAAGGAGAATATAAATTATGAGTTTTATGACAACGAATTATAAAGATGTACAAGAAAGCAGTTTTGAACCACTTCCACAAGCGGAATATGAAATGCTTATTAGCAAAGCACAAGAAGCAGCAACGAAAAACGGCAAAGAAAAACTGCAAATCGATTTAGTCGTTCGAGAAGACTTAGACAATGTTAAAGGTATGGAAGAAACGAACAAGAAATATCATCGTCGGCATGTATTTAATGATATTTGGAAACAAAATATCGGAGGAAACTACCAATTTGATACGTCGAAGTTTCAATATATTTTAGACGCTATCGGTGTTCCAGAAAATTATGAAATAAATTCTGTGGACGAATTAATCGAACTTATCACAGGACGGGCAGTGCGTGTCTTTGTAAAAAAACAATTTAGTGAGTACAACAATGAAGATGAAAACACGGTTGCACCTTGGGGGTACAAAAAAACAGAATTCCCACTGACAAAACAACAACCATCATTTGAAAGAGATGGGCAAAGTAACGTAGATATCGATACGGAAGATTTACCATTTTAGGAGGTTAAAACATGCGGTATGACAATATACCGGACGAGCTAAAGGCCCTCAAACAGTGGGGGCTCTACCAACTCGTTTGGCAAGAAGACCGACAAAAATATACAAAAATACCGCGTAATGCTTTTAATGGTGGTGATGGTAAAACCAACGATCCGTCCACATGGTGTGATTTCGATACAGCACTTGAAGCTTTACAAGATTACGGCTTTGACGGTTTAGGATTTTACTTTGCCAACGGTTATGCCGGTATTGATTTAGATCATGTAGAAGATGACATTGAACGATGCTTAAATGGCGATCTCGAAGATAATATTGTAGATGAGTTTATGAGTCATGTTAAATCTTATACAGAAAAATCCGTTTCAGGAACGGGCATACACATTATTTTTAAAGGCACTATTCCAGGGTCACGACGAAGAAAAGGCAATGTCGAAATGTATTCTGAAACTCGTTTTTTCGCCATGACAGGCGATCAATTCGGGTCTTATAACACCATCAACGAATGTGATATCACGCCACTATATAAAAAATATCTCGCGCCTAAAACGGTGGTTCCGATGAATCAAACGGCAGAAAAGCCCGTAAAAAACGATTTATCTGAACATGAAGTGATTCAAAATGCATTGGATAGTCGGACAGGCACACGCTTTAAATTGTTTTTAAACGGTGGATGGGAACAATTTTATTCCAGTCAATCCGAAGCAGATATGGCATTTGCCAATGATTTAGCTTTTTGGACAGGAAAAGATTTTGCCATGATGGACAGCATCTTTCGTGAATCATCATTGATGCGTGAAAAATGGGACACCAAACGCGGGCAAACCACTTACGGCATTGCCACTTTAAACAAAGCAATTTCGGAAGTTGGGAATGTATTTCAACCCAAGAAACAAAAACCGAAATACAAAATTAATTTCGGTAGTACGTCGGAAAAAAATGTCCAATATCCATCGCACACTTGGGACGACACCGGAAATGCGGAACGATTTCTTGATCGTTTTGGAGATATCACAAGATACAGTTACGTGGATAAAAAGTGGCACATCTATAACGGTATGTATTGGGAAACAGACAATACGGGCGAATCTATGAAATTAGCAGATTTAATGGTGGATTCCATGAAAAACGAAAAATTGAAATTGCCTCCTGATACGAAAGATGATGATAAAGAAAAGATAAAAAGTAAATGGTTAGAATTTATCAGCAAGTCCCGTGGCACACGCAGTAAGAAAAACTTTATGGAACAAGTCCAATATCGCACGGCAGTTTCCTTAGATATTTTCGATGCCGATAGCATGCTATTAAATACACAGAATGGTTATATCGATTTAAACAGCGGGGAATTATTCAATCATGATCAATCAAAATTATTCTCACAGATTGCAAATTTTGAATACTCAGAAAATATTGATTGCCCAACATGGGAAAAATTCTTAAACCAGATATTTGATGGCAATAAAGAATTAATTCATTACATTCAAAAAGCCGTCGGATATTCGATGACAGGAAGCGTTAAAGAGCAAGTAATGTTCTTCCTATATGGTAATGGGCGAAATGGGAAGTCCGTATTTCTAGATATTATTTCCGATATTTTAGGAACGTATGCCAAAACGATTCAGTCAAATTCTATTATGGTGCGTCAGAACACAGGTGGTGCGAACAGTGATATTGCTAGGTTGAAGGGTGCGCGGTTAGTGACATCATCAGAACCAAACGAAAATGCCAAGTTAGATGAAGGATTGATTAAGCAGTTAACGGGTGGCGATAAAATCACAGCACGTAAATTATATGGCGATGAATTTGAGTTTTCTCCAGAGTTTAAACTTTGGCTAGCGACCAACCATAAACCGATCATCAGAGGAACAGACGAAGGGATATGGCGCAGAATTGCATTGATTCCATTCACCGTTTATATCGAAGATAAAGACGTAGATTTAGAACTACCGTTTAAATTAAAACGCGAATCTATCGGGATTTTAAACTGGATGGTTGATGGTGCACTGATGTGGCAAAGAGAAGGATTAGAACAACCAGAAGTGATTAAAGAAAATACACGTGTTTATCGTGAAGAGATGGATGTTATTGAGTCGTTCTTAGGTGACAGAGCGGTTAAAGGACCGGGTTATCAGGAACAAGCAAGTTTAATTTATAAGGAATACCGCAATTGGGCAGAAGAAAACAACCAATATGCCATGAATTCTACGAAGTTTGGTAGAGAGATGGAAAAGAAGTTCAAGAAAAAGAAAACCAAACAATTCAATGTTTATGAGGGATTTAAATTAACCGAGGATCAGAGAATGAATTTTATTAATTAAAGGTGGAAGCAGGGTGGAAGCACTTTTTACATTAAAAAATATCTCAAATTACTGATATATATGTATTTATACTATTTATTTTATATAGGTGGAAGCATAAATATATAAAAGTATATAAAAAAAGAAAGAAAATAAATATATATATAAGAAAGTATTCTTAAATGCCTCCACCTTTACAGAAAAACAACTTGAAACCTTTGATATCAAGCGATTAAGAAGTTTGAAGTGCCTCCACCTTTAGCCTCCACCTGATGGAAGAAAGGCAGAAAATGAAATCAGAACAATTAGTACAAACAGAAATACGAGCAGAATTATCAAAAAATAAACATATTGTTTTTCGTGGAAATGTGGGAAAAGTACAAACCATTGAAGGTCGGTGGTTTGATACAGGACTACCGAAAGGTTTTCCGGATCTGTTTGGTTTCCGCGGGACCGATAAAAAAATGTTTTTTATCGAAGTAAAGAACGAACGTGGGAAACCTAGGAATGATCAGATACAATTTCATAAATTTTTACAGTCACAGAACGTAATTCATGGAATTGCTAGATCAGCAGAAGAAGCTATAACTATTGTAGAAAACGGACTTATCGGACACGGATTTTAATTAATTATTAGGAGGAATAGCAATGAACGAACTAATCAAACTAATCGAACAATGGTCAAAAGACAAAGGGTTAGACCAAACCGATTCAAGCAAACAAGCGCTCAAATTTTTCGAGGAAGCAGGCGAAGTGAGCGCAGCACTGGCAAGAAATAACGAAGCCGATTTAAAGGATGCCATAGGCGACACAGTTGTAACTTTAATCATTCTAGGT